TCTGCTAATGAACGCATGCCGTGTCAGCAGGTAGTGTATGTAGCCCTTTTCGTCCACGCCCAGCGGTCGACCTCCTAGCCGTCTGACCGCGATAATGCTCCCAACGTTGCGAAAATGCACCATGAAGCGTATAAGGCCCTGCTCCTGCAGCCTTTGGCCGATCAGCCCGTAGGTTCTAGCCGTGGCTTCAACGCGCTCTTCCGGGGGCCACGCTACCGACAGATACTCACCAAAAAAGGCGGCTACGCCAGACTTTCCTACTTGGTGGATCTCCGTGTCCGGATCCATCTGAGTCATGGGATCGACCACTTCCCCGTGCCGCGCACCTGATTCAGCGAGCAGTTCGTAAAGGCGCTCCAGTAGGGCTTTCTCGTCCATCAAATCTCTTCCCAGAACCAATCAACATCAGTCTGACTCGTAACTTGGTACCCATTGCTCGTATCCGTAGACACACAAAACAACGTACCGCCCATGCTAAAAGTAGGCGCCGGACCGCCCACAGTTCTTGAAATGTTGACAGTTTTAGCTGCTGGGTTGTCGATTGAAGGCGACCCACCAAATGTAGAAACAAACGACCAGCTATAGGTGAAAGGCCCCGTACCGTTAGTCGGGTTGCACGTAACCGTATCGAATATCGTTCCCGGCTTGTCGCCTGTCTTGTCGCTGCTATCGGGAACATTCACCGCCGTGTGTGGGATATGACGCACGGTGCCAGCCATCTGCAGAAGCCTAATCGGCAAAGCTGTAGGCACCGCATTGTTTGGCGTGGTATTCGGCACGTAAGCACCGCCGCGCAGGAACTGCGACAACTTGGTGGTGGCGGGCGCTAGGAACTCGGCGATCACCTGCGAGAGTTTGGGGGTGGCGGGAACGGTCATGGCGCATCCTCCAACGCTTTCAGCCGCGCCTCGAAGTCGATTATGAGCCTGCCCGGGATCAGTTGGCCTTCCGGGTTGGTCTGCACAACGCCGATGTCAATCAGCTCGCCGACGCGTACCGCGCTCTGCTGCGGATCGCCAACCGTGCGTGTGATCAGGTTCATCGCCATGTTCAGCGAATCCACCGGCTTAATCAGGCTCTGGCCACGCGGAGCTACCAGCGCTGGCTTGGAGATCTTGAAACTCACGGCAGATTCTCCAGACCCTTAGCCGTATCGGCCAGCGTCAGCGAGTACAGCGGTGGCACGCCTTCCACCTCAACCTCCCACTTGGAAGCCTTGTAACCACTGGGCAAGCGATGCGTCTCTTCGTCCGCTATCTTGCCGATCCAGCGCAGGATCCCATCGCCATACACCTTGACCGACAGCGCCGTTGCATCACCAACGGGTTCCCCGGTAGAGGGAGCAACACCAGTCGCCAGCCAGTACGGCGGGCCGTTGATAGACCCAGCGTAGTAGGGCTTGTTCGGATCCGGCAACGGCTCGACCAGAATGTTACGCTTGCCGCCGCCAATCGCCAGCATGTTAAGTGCGTAGCCACCGATGCCTTGCGCTGGCGGGCGCGGGATAGCGCCAGCATTGCCAGTGAACGCTCCGCGCAGTTGGATAGCGCCGAAGTTCAGTGGCTTGGTCTGCAGGAACGGCTTGCTCCTCCACACGTAGACAAGCTGTTGTGTTATGTCACCGTCCCACTCATTCACCAAATCCGCCATTGCGCCGTTGGATATGCTTATCAGCGTCTGGCCAGTCAGCTCGTCAGGATCCACCGACAGCACGTTCTTCGACCGCAGCTCTGTCCAACCCGTAACCGGGTCATCGAAGCCAACAGTGAAGCCCAAGCTCTGGCCTGAAGCCTCGCCATAAAACGCAAGGTACCGATCTTGGTAGATCGACGCCTGAATTGTTTCCGGTGAAAACCGCGCCAACCACTCGTCCTTAGTCACCCACTGGCGAGACACGATCGTGCCCGTGTTCGCGCTGCCATCGATCAGCACTAGGCCATCGGTACTGGCGTACATCACGCCTGCCACCGTGTTTACGATCGAGCGCTTCGACAGGCACGGCTGAATCGATTCCATCTTCATCAGGTACATCGCATCAGGCGATGGACCGACGAGCAGGTAGGGCCTGCCCTCGGTTAGCACCGCAATCGTGTTGCCAAAGGTGCCAAGACCAACGATGTCATCCTCGACAGCGTAGGAGTAATCCTCTGGCCACGCATGCGGTTGGTACGGCACGCTCAGGCGCACCGTGCGACCGACGAAGCCAGCCAAGTAGCCACCTGCGACACCGACCAGTCCCAGCAAGCCATCCACGCCCACCGAAGGCTGCGGAGGCGGTGCCCAGCCAAGCGACTCCAGCGGCGGGTTATCACCCAGATCCGACGCCAACACGTCATCCACGTAGCTCGCCGGGATCGTCGCCAGAGTCCACTCTTTCACCAGACGGTAGTCGACACCGAACAGCGTGGTGATCGTCCGGTAGAGCCGCAGGTGCGATATGTTTGGGTACGCAGCCTCGTGCAGCTCTAGCGTGTCAAGCCCAGTGATTGTCCACGTACCATCTGCGTTGCCGCTCTCCGTTACCGTTTCACTTGGACCGCTCTCTTCACCATAGTTAGTCACTACCGTGGTGAGATACACGCGCGTCGTTGCCGTCGCTGCAGTGCCACCCGTAGCAGTAACAGTGAAAGGATCCTCTGGTGGGTCTATGTCTCCTTCCGGTGCCGGCACGCCCAGCTTGAACGGAGGCTGCATAGCATCAATGCGAGTGCCCGTAGTGATGAAAGCACCATTAGCGTTCGTGTAGTACAGGCGACCCAATGTCTCGTTGAGCAGCGGTGCCTTCACCACGTCCGTGTCGACGTTGAACGCGAGGTAGCGCTCCAGACCAAGGTGCCGGTAGTGGTACACCGTCCTCGTTGTGCCCGGCGCAGTGGCAAGCGTGTCCAGCACTAGCATCCGGTTCCATGAGCGCAGCTCGCCAGAAAACAGCTTCGCATTCAGTGCATCCTGCGCAGCGTTATCCGGCAAACCACGCGTAGCCAGCCGTGGGATGATGCCGCCGAACATGGACACGCGGATGGCAGCGCCCATGACTCAAGCCTCGGGAACGGCTTCGGCAGCGGCGGCGGCCGGTGGTTCCGGGCGCATCGGCGACACCGACGCAACGGGACCGCTGGTGATCGCGTTGTGCAGCATGTGCAGCGCGTTTGTGAGATTCACGAACGCCGGCACCTCGATGCCTTTCAGGTCGACGCGCTTCAGGAACTCAAGATTGGTTTCGATCAATTCACGGGTAAGCATGGTTGCACCTCAAGGTCTAGAGCCGCTTCGAGGCGGCGGAGCCGGGCAGCGATGCCCGGGATTGTTGCTAGTGCAAGACCCGCCTTGTCGAGCGACAGGTAGCCATTCGGACTCTTGGCCACAAACTCAGGCGCGTACTCCTGCACTTCCTGCGCCACCGGGCCACGCCCGGCCGCATCAGAGCCTTTCCAGATCCAGCTCCACAACTGGATCTGATCCGCAAGGTCTTCGCGGAACTGCAGCCTGCCTAGGCTGTCCTTCAACTCCCGATCGGAGGTAGCTTGGAAATCGATGGCGGTGAACAAACCAGCCGCATTGATTGCTGCTTCGTTGGTGGCAACAGCATTGCCCTTCGGGCGGAAATAAATAGCACCATCACCAGTAGGCGAGAGGATAAGGACCGGCGTGCTGGACAGCACATTCTGATTCACGATCATACTAGCAACCGTGACGTTACCACTGAAGTTTCCAGTAGTGCCCGACAGCGGAACACCAACGCCAAAGCCAGCAGAGCTAAGCTGCATAGCCGCTGAGCGCGCCGCACCAACATACCAAGTGTGAGAGCCAGACGCGCCGGTCGCAGAGAACGCCAATCCACCGTTGGCATTGGAGTTCTCAATGAAGAACTTGCCAGTGAACTGAGCAATGCCGTTGTACAACGGGGAAGCATCGGCAAGGCTGGTGCCAAGGCTGGTGCCGGACTGGAGCTTGAACCCAAACGACGATCCAACGCCATCAGCAGTGTTGATAAAAGGCATCTGCCGCCCAGCAGACGCAAACGCACCAGTGATGGAGAGCGGAACTACATCCGCGCCCATCGCAAGTATTACAGCGCCAGTAAACGTGTCGCCTGTTTTGTTCGCCTTCAGCGCCACGTCCGCGTCGAGCGCCACCAAATCTGGGATCACCGCGATGTCCAGCTTACCGCCAACCAACAACGGGATGTTTACCGGGATCTGCGCTTGCGTCAGGTGCGTCGTCGAGTCGAGCGTGGCAAGGCCGCTGGCCTGAGCAAAAACGGTGCGGTAGTCCAGCTCTTGCAGCATCACTGCTACAAGGCGCATCTCCATGACCGAGCCTGCGCTGAAGGAAGTCGGCGTAGTACCGTCCTGAGCGCGCGTCACTGTCAGCGTGTCGCCTGTTCTGGCTGTTACTTTTACAATCTCCACCACGCCCGTCGTGGCATGCACGATGGTGGCGTAGTAGTAATTGCCGAACGTAGGCGCGGGGAACGCCGCACCCTGTCCAGCCTGCAGGTGAACCAACGTCTCTGAAGAGCCGAGAGTTACATCAAGCAAGCCGGCAACGTTATTGGCATAAATCGGACCGGCCATGGCTATGCTCCAAACTTTCGAGCAGCGATGAATGTGCTCTGGTTGGGTTGGCCGCCATCGCGCAGCGAACCGCGCAACGTACGGATCTCGCCCGCGAATATGCGCCCGGCCTGTGCCGCCGCCTGTTGCTGGGTCCACGGCTTACCGGGCATGCCGTACATCAATGCCAACACGCCAGCACAAATCGCTTCAGCGTGATGACGCAATATGTAGTCAGGGAAATGCGTGCTGGTCTGCAGCAACGTCACGACACCTTCCGCGCGCAACGAGTACACGTCGTTGGGTGCTGGATGTATCGTCAAGTAGTCGAGCGCGGTGGTGTACCAGCCTTCCGGCCTGCCCGGGTCGCGAATGACGCGACGCTCCTCCGGCACGGGTGGCAGCTGGCGGTACTGGTCGTTCTCCAGCAGCCACACACCGATGATCGACGATACCTCGCCATTTGACGGAATCAGGTGGTACGTCGGTGCCTGTGCTGCGGCCGTGTCCCACTCGAAAATCTCACGATTGATGGTGGTCCGCCGCATGAACTCGCGCAGGGCCTTGCGGATCTGCGCGTCGATCAGCGGCGTCTCGGCACCGGGCAGGTACGGAAGCACCTGATCGTACAAGTCACTGAAAGGCACGAGCACTGGGACTGCCATGGCTACATCCCCGATACGAGTTTCTTGGTGTAGGACTCCTTCAGTGTCATAGCGCGGCCGTCTACGGCGAACTCGTCGTCGCGCAGCTCAGCGTTGCCGGCAATGAAGTAGCACGCGCCATTGAACAACTGGGAAGGAAGCGGGAACGGATCACCCAGTGCGACCGTATCTACCATCGAAGCGTACTGCCCTATGAATAGATCCGGTCGAACCGAGCGCGCCTGATCAATGGCGTCGATCATGTAGCCCAGCAGTTCCTCCACTGGATACCGCGTGCCGCTAGTTCCCGGCGGCGATCCGGTTGGCGGATCGTCCTGCAGCAGCTCTTGCACGCGGAGAATGGCATCTAGGACAGTGCGGGCCATGGGTCACCTCACATCGACCGCGACATCACGGGAGCCGGGGCCGGCGGAATGTTGACGACTGGATCCTCTTCCGCCAACTCGATCGTGTGCGGCAGGGCGGCGGCGGGCGGAGCGTCCGTC